AAAAATCCTATCGGAGATGTAAATAGTTCTGCCCTACCATTAACGCATTCGCTATATACATCTTCTGGTCTAAAGGTAAGGTTAGGGTCATTTGCTATGATTGACTCTATTCCTGTTTTTACCTCATCCCAACACTGACGTATATCTGTGAGTTGCGGTAAAGTAAAATCTTCTTCACTAATAGTCTATCTCCTTACCATACCTTCTATATCTTTTTCTTGGGTTTAATCCAACTCCTTTATATTTAACAAGCCTTCTAACTCCTTGATCCCCAGCTCTAGCTCTAGCTTCAGCTTCTCGAACTTGTTCATCAAAAAGATTTCTATAATCAGCGTCAGCCCTAGGGTCACTCCATTCTCTACCAGGAATTCGTAATAGCTTCCATAAAGCACCGAACACAATCCCATCCCTATAGTCTGTAGAGAAATCGGTGTTTATATTGTTTGAAGACCGAGTAGGTTTTAGTGCCACACTTACTCTAAAACCATTAGTTTTTGTAGCATTAGGGACTGGCGCTACGTAAAAAAGATCAGGTGATTGTTGTAAAAAAACTTCTGGTATACCAGTTCTATCTCTCCAATCTGGATAGTTAAGTTCTAAACTACGGGGACTAGTAGGGTCCATGTCTTCTCCGTCATACGTCATCCATAAGATTTGATGGACATCTGTACCAGTAGGTTGATCAAACTCATATTCAAACACCCCACTTATGCTACTTATTACATCTAACTCAACTACATATGCCTTAGACTTTTCACATAACTCAATAGTGGAAGACCGCAGATTTGTTTCTACTAAGGTATCAGGACATCCAGGAACGTAAGGTAATACTTCCTTTACAAGTGAATCAAACGTAGCCATATCATCCTCCTACTCCAGCGCCCATCCTATTAGCAGCATAGTCAAGATTAGGGTTACTAATATTAGAAGCTGCGGTTGACTGGCCTAAGCTATTATTAAATAAAGCATAGTGTTGGTTAGCTCTAACTGCATTACCTGCATACTCAGAATCTTTTAAATATGCTTTGAACAAAACAAAATCTACTACAGCATTTGCAAATATATCATCTATGTCAAGAGTAGCTGAGGTCGAACTAAAATCATCAGGTGTTTTAGAGTAAACAATCTCTACATACGCATTACCAGATACCCCAGGATAAACGTAATACTTTCTAGGGTCATCCTGATCAAACGCGTAATGTTTAACAATAGTGCCGTGAGCGGCATCTCCAGTTACAGTTGGGTCATTCCAATTGGGTTCTTGCGTATTAAGTATATCAAAATCAACTATCCGAATAGCTCTACCCCCAGTGGCACTGCCGCTAGTGCCAGACATATTTCTAGTTATTTTTAACAAACGTAATCCACTGGTAGGAATAGTCTGTAAAGTACCCGTGCTTAACTGCACATTTGCCGTAAGAGCAGAAGCGTCTGGCCTTAAATTAACAACCTCACGTTGCGCATCATTTAGATATCTAAGAAGTTCAGCTTCAGACCACCTAACACTAGTAGTGTCTTGTAAGGTGTCTTGAACTCTAGTTATTAAATTAGCCCCCGTGAGTGTTCCCATGTTCTATTTAGTTAATTACGGCTTTTAGTTCTTCTATCAAACTAGCTTTAGTCTTACGTCTATCTAATTCTATACCGATAGTACGACCATACTCTTCTAGTTGTATTTTTGTCATTGACTCTAAATCTACTGCTGTTTCTTCAGCAGGTGCTTCCTCTACAGGTGCTTCTTCTACAGGTGCTGCTTCAACGGGTTCAGCCATTACAACTTCTTCCGTATCATCTAGTTCTCTAGCTCCTTGTTGTAAACATAGAACCCCAAAATCTTTACCTACCATTTTAGGCACACCAGCTTCAAAAGAATCTGCATGGCCCCACGTAGATGCTACATATGTGTCTTGATCAAATACTACTTTCATAAATTACTCCTTAAAAAAATACAGGTGACTAACGTAACGCTAGCCACCTGTAAAATGTTATCACAATTAGAATGCGACATCTAATCTTATGACACCAAAGTCCTCAGACTGACCTGTTACGTCAGAATTGTACTTAGGTTTCTTAAGACCAAAAATCTTACCAATTGAAATACCGTTTTGGTTTCCATAGTCAAAAGTATCTTCAACTATTTCTGGAAGACCAATGTCAGCCATTGCAAGTGATTGCGCACCGCAGAATAGACATGACGCGTAGTCAACATTTGCACCAGATCCACCTTTGTATCCAGCAGAGCCAGCTTCACTGCTGGAACCACTAGTGGCACCTGATGTGTTAAATACATGCCTAAACTCATGAACCATAACACCGTCAACCATTAAGCTAGAAGATCCAGCAAATAGTTCGTTGTTTGGTCCTCTGATACCAGCGCTTCTTACGTTTGATAAGAAGTCTGAATCGAGTTTAAGGTCAGCCATTACTTGCGGAGAAACAAAGAAATGATACATTTCTTCATTACCAGCGCCTCTCATTCCTCTGATGTACTGATCTTTAGCAAAAGCTTTTAGATCGACGATATGTCTGTACTTCAAAGTATCAGAAGCAGTAATAGATGTAACAGAACCAGCGGCAAGATCATTACCATTGATTCTTTTGTGTCTATTACTTGTTGGTGCAGTTACATCACTATTGAACGTAAGATCCCCAAGGTTCTGTCCTGATGTAAGAACAGGCCTTAAAGCTCCGTTGTTTTTATTAGTGTATGCAATCCCAGCTAGCGATAAAAACGCAAGTTGGTCTATTCTATCAGCCATTGCATAAGCAAGTGCATCTCTAGAATGCTCACGGAAATTTACAACTGATTTTTGATCAGCTAATCTGCCCGAAAGCCTATTAGCAAATCTTAATTGATCAAGCTGTACGACAATGTCGAAGGATCTTAATGCCTCTTCATTACCTTCTAAGGTGTTGTCCCCAACAATACCGTCACCGGTCATGTCAGCAAGAAGTGTTAACACTGCTCTTGCTCCTTTCTCGGATTGAGTAAGTTCAGAAATCTCCTGAACCATGGAGTTAGGTCCGCTACCTGCGAATTGGTTAATGAAAGACATATTCCTAGCAACACGCCAGAAATCACGAGACCAGATGGTGAGCTGTTCACTGGTCAACGCGCTAAAATTAGTATTAGCCATTTATATACCTTTATAATTAAAGTTAACCAGTCGCTATATTCTGGGGCGACTTTTACCCGTCTACCCTTTATCGTTGGGAAACGTCTACGTGATTGTAACGAACACGAGCTCGATCATGTTTTACGTCTTGATTGACGAATAACGTATTTTACCTCCACGACGAGGGCTAAATATCGTTTTAGCAAACGAACTTCTATCTTAGCTTACCCAAAATCTCCACGCAACCTTTTAAGAGTCTCTTCTGGAAGCGCACTAAACTCTTTTTCAGATAATTTATTAAGATCAACTGGTTTATCACCTCTTTGGGCAGCTCCTTCTCCTTTCATAGCAGGGGGTTGTTGCTGTGAAGCCTCTATTTTAGCGCTGACCTTAGCAGTTTGTTTCTTTTTGTTAAGTTCTGCTACTTTTGGGTCAACTTTGGGAGCTTCTGTTTGTAATAATTCTGGTTTTTTTAACGTTAAAGTAGTATTTACTGCTTTATCTAGTGCATAAGCGCCGTCATATCCTTGAATCATAAAAGCGTCACGTAAATCTAAAGCTTCTTTTAACAAATCAGGGTCGTGTTCGGCACTATTTACATCAAAAACAGGATATTGAGCCTCTAACTCAGTAGCTTTAGCTTGTAAAGACTGCGCTTCTGTAGATTGTTGTATGTTTTGGGTAGTAGTTTGTTGAACTTCGAACATAATTTGCTGTTTTTCAGCGTTTCTTATCTCAGTTCTTAAAGCAATTGCCTTTTCTGACTCGCCATCTAGCACAAATTGCTGATACTCAGCTTCTTTAGCTGCAAAATCATATTCTGGGGCCTCTGTTACAGCTTCTACTTTAGCAGTCTGCAGGTCATCTAACTGTTTTTGCAAAGCTTTTTGCTTAGCGAGCACTTCATCTAACCTAGATTTAGGCACCATTGGAGCCTTTTGTTCTTCTACTTGTTGACTAGGTTCCTCTTCAACTTGTTGTACATCTTCTTGTACAGCTCCCTCGTCTGTTGTTTCTGTTGTTGCTTCTGCTGTTTCCTCTCCTTCGTCGACTGCTTCTGCTTCTGTTTCGTCTTCAGCCGCCTCTGGTTCAGTTTCTTCGACCTCTGTTTCTGGTTCTTCTGTGGTTTCTTCTTCAACTTCTTGCTCCTCCGTAGCAACGGGATCTGTATCCTCAGTTGTTGCATCTTCTGAAAAATCTAAATCAACTGTAAATGAATCTGTACCTTGAAGGTCTTTCTTGTCACCCCCTGGCATAGAATCAAAAACAATAGTGTCTTCAGTTGCGTTTTCTGTTGTGGTTTCTTTTGCCATATTTAACTCCTATTATTAGTTGGCTTCATAGCAGCAGTGGCTAACCTTGCCGCTGCTGATGTATCAC